AAAGAACTACACCTATCACTTCAAAAAAGTAAAGAAACAGGTGAACTATTAGCCGTTACTTATACAGATGATGAGCATAGGATTGTGGAAGTGTTATGGCAAAAACCACCAGCAAAGACACTAACAGACTTTGAAATCAGGGGTGTTCTTGGATTAGATGAATGTTGGATTGGTGAAGATTGCAGTATTCCTGACATGATTGCGTTTGCTAGAGCAATACTAAGAAAGGCAAGCGAATGAATGCTCACACACATTGTTGGCACTCAACAAATACAATGCTTTGCTCTATGCCACCACAAAGGGTAGAAGTTTGTTGTGTTTGCGGAGAAAAAAGAAACTTGGTAATTAAAAGCATGGAAGATAACCCTGAAGGACATGGGCAGTTTCACCCAAATGCGATAAGAAAGGCACAAGAGAAATGACAACATTTACAACTGAAGATAGAGTAGCCGTTCAACAAGGTACGGAAGAATGGCATCAACTTCGCCTAGGCAAAGTTACGGCTTCTAGAGTAGCCGACATATTGGCTAAGACTAAAACAGGGCCATCCGCTTCAAGGCAGAATTACCTTATTGAATTAGCCTTACAGCGCACTACAGGCATCATTCAAGAATCTTACTCCAATGCAGCAATGGAGTGGGGCACTCAAACCGAACCACAAGCTAGGGTTGCTTATGAAGTCAATACCAATAATTTTGTCGATCAAGTCGCTTTCATCGACCATCCTAGTATTGCTTGGTTTGGTTGCAGCCCTGATGGGCTTGTTTCTGATAGGGGTTTGGTGGAGATTAAGTGTCCTAATAGCGCAACTCATTGGGAATATTTCAAATTTAATAGACCGCCACAAAAGTATGTAATTCAGATGCAAGCGCAAATAGCTTGTACTGGCAGGGATTGGTGCGACTTTATTAGTTTTGATCCTCGGATGCCTGACCGCAGCCAGTTGCTAATTGTTCGAGTTGATAGGGATGAAGCTTTTATTGAAGAAATGGAAGCAGAAGTTAAGAAGTTTTTGAGTGAAGTAGAAGTTGAAGTAAATTTGATGAAGGGAAGTTAAATGGCTATTAAATGGTATGTAAAAGCTCCAGTTTCAGAGTATGTAGCTCAAGATGGCACAAGCAAAAAACGATATGCTACAGTTGGAATTGTGACTGAAACTAAAAAAGGCGATCTGATGTTAAAGCTGGAAATGATTCCTCTTTTGGGCCTTAAAGAAGGTTCGTTCTGGGCTTATCTCAATGTTCCAGAGGAAAAAACAGAAGGAAACGCTAAGCCAGCTAATTTGGCTGATCTTGAATCTGATATTCCATTCTAAGGAAAAATAATGAAAAAATTAATCGGAGTTTTATTCGCTTTTATTGCAGTAACAGCTTATGGTCAGCAACAAGTAATTACTTGTAAAACCCCTGCTGGAGCTGTATTTGTTTATTCAGGCTACTCTTGCCCACCTGGATCAATCAGAGTTTTTTAAGGAGGCCGTATGAATCATCATATTTGGACTGCAAGTGGTACTGACATTACTTTGCGCTGGAGAAAAGCTGGATGGGTTCCTCCATCTGAGATTCAGTCATACAAAGACAAATGGAAATACTTTCAAGAGCTTCCATTGCGTTCTTTAGATGCTCAAGGCAAAATTGAGTATGAAGGTACTCTTAAACTTAATAAAATTTTTAGGATTAAATAATGGCAACTAAAAAACTAACAGTAAAAGAACCAGCCATTAAAGAAAAGTCTGGAAAAGTTATTGTGGCTAAGTCAAAAGCTTACAGCCATGATGAGCTTAAAAAGATGGCTGGTAAAGCTGCCAAAGGCGCAAAGCATGAATTTGAGCTTTCTAATGGCAGAATTGTTACTCGTAAAGTAGCAGCAAAAGTAGCTGAAAAAGCTGGAGAAGTTCCTAAGTCTGTAGGAAAAAAACTACATTCTCATGATCTTCGTAGAGCTGAAGGCATTAAAAAGAAAAAAATGTAATGAGTAATGACGAGGCCATGATTTTCAATGCAATCGTAATGATTGGCTTCGCCTTTATTATTTGGTATTTAATCGGAAAAGATAATGACAAGTGAAGATATACCTTTTGCTGGAAACGTGAAAGTTCCATCAGATGATTGTGAAGAAGCATTTTTTGCTGTTTATCCTGATTTCTTTTATGAAGGATCTACAGCTCTTAATCTATGGACTCAAGCTTGGCAAGCAGCTTTAGACCATATTGAGAACAAAAAGCCTTTAATTCAGCTTATATGACAAAAAAGCCCAAAAGAAGTAAGCATGAGCAAGAAGCAATGGCTGAATATTTAACTAAAAAATTTGCTGAGATTGATGCTCAACAAGAGTTAATTCCAGTAGTGATGCAAAGAGGTGAATGGGAAGCTCTTAAATACACAATAGAACTTGCCCTTAATTTAAAACATAAAAAGCGACTACATCGCTAGAATATCCATTGCTTTATGAGTTTTGTCTATTCTGTCTTGCAGACCTAAGACACCACCATTAATGCGTTTTGTAATTAATTCCCACGATTCATTATCGGCAAGGTCGTTTAAGTTTCTTTTGTTCCAGAACCATCCAGCAGACATACAAGCCCATTCAGGCTCTAATAGAAGCTCTGGTTGCGTTATAAATGGCTGACTTAGGGCTTGTCCACATACTGTGTAATTTGAACGCCCTGTGAGCTGTATAACGCCTCTGCCATGAAATTTCCAGCCATCACCATCCTGAGTATTGCCAAGATCGGCCCTACCGCCATAAACTTTGTTTGCAATCGCTTCAGGATTGTTTGCATACTTTTCAGCAGTTGCAGCATCAGGAAATCTAGATCCCCATACTCGCATCAAAGCACCAGCAGAATAATGAAGGTTTTCTTCTAAAGTCTTAAAGTTGGCTGATTCATGCTGACATTGACCAATAAAGGCTGCTTGGCGTTTAGGGCTATCAATGCCATATTTGGCAAAAGTGTCATTTAAAGGTTTAAGCCATTTAGGATCAATTCCTAATGCTTGTAATTGTTCAATATTCATCTTAATGCGACTTGTTCCTTAATCCAATCTTGAAGGCTAACTAATTGTTGCGTTGTATAGGCGCAAGCAAGTAGCTGGTCGGAGGGGCTGACATTAGCTCCTGTGGAGGGATTGGAAATGGAGGGCATTTGACCGCTACTGGAGTTGTGCAACCCACCATAATAAGACTTAATAGCAGATAACTTAGCTTCATAGGTTTCCTTGGTGGTTTTGTTTATGAGTTCCTGCTGTGTCCGAATGGATTCATTTTTTGCTTCTTGTTCTTTAGCAATATTTTTGATTTCTGTTTTATATGCTTCAAAACGATTATGCTCAACATAACCATAAAAGCACCCAGATAAAAGGACAATTCCAACCACAATCTTGACATAATCGCCTATGAATAGTGGAAACATTATTCTATGGGTTTAGAAGTCACAAAGCGCAATACAGCAACAATAATGCCAATCCCAATAAGGATAAAGCCATAATATTTTGGATCAATACTGTTTTGCACATAGGATAGATTGTCAAATAAAGCACCAAATATCACAAGTGCTAACGAGAACCACATCGTTTTTGACTTGTGCATTTTCATCTAAATCCTGAAATTCTAGGTGAGAATACAAAAGTGGCTTTGTAAAGGCTTGGTTTAGGTTCCACATTAGGATCTACTAAAGCAAGAATATTATGCCCAAAATTGCAATAGATACACCGACTAAATCCGATTGGTCGTACCCAACGGAACTGAAATAGACCATTAACAGTAACAAGACACCAGCCAGCTTTAGCGTTATCGTTATCTCGTATCGTAGTATCGCCTTGAATATCTGAAACATAAGGTGTGCCTAGAATTTGTAGCCCAAATGAATACGCTGGATTACGCCATAGCCATTTCACTTGCGACCAGTAGCAAGGTGAGTTTAAGGATTCAAAAGTAGCATCCCCATTCAATGAATTATCAGGTGTTTGAAACCAAGAAAGCCATTTAGGAAGTCTAGGTTCAAGGCGTACAGAAGAACCATTATCTACCATTCCAGCTACATTAGAAGCAAACAAAGGAAGAATAGGAGCAATGATTACGGCTATCAGGGTTAGTAATAGGCTAACTGGTACGAGTAGGATGTAAGAAATCACTTATCTACCTTTTTGTCTAACTTATCTTCTATCTTGTCTAATTTAGCAAAAATAGCAGCAGCAATTTTGTCAAAATCTTGCTTAGACATATAGTTACCAGCTATCAGAATCTCAATAGTATTAACTTTTTCGGTTAATAATTTATCAACTACTTGTAAATCTTTAACTCCTTCCCAAATAACCTTTAATATCCAGCCACCAAGAAAGCCAACTAAAGCAATGGCAGTATTTATAATTGTTTGGGAATCCATTTTATTCCTTACCAATATCTTTTAATTTAATGGATTTTTGTGCGTTTTTATTCATTTCTTCTTGTAACCTTGTTGCTTGTTTTCGTTCAGATTTATTAATTGTAAATGTTGCAGCTTTTTCACCAATTTTTTCACCAATAGTAGATAGTCCTGGAATATGGGTCATAGCCCCAGCTTCTCTACCAAGCATAGGTAATTTTTCAGCAAACTTACCAACTCTTTGAGCTTGTAGAGCTGCTCCTTCATAAGCATGAACGCCTGGCATGATATGACCAGCATAATTTAAAGTATGAAAAGCTCTTTGTTCTTCAGGACTAAAAGCATATTCAATCTTTTTGGCCCTAGCGTTCAAAATCTTATTTACTTCATTTTGATTCCAAACGCCAACTTTGCCAGCTCCAGCCTGATAAATTTCTCTAGCTAAAGAACCACGCATTTCAGCTTTGGCAGCATTAGCATAATCAATCAGTTCAGGAGTAAGCTCTAAATCAAAATCACCGCCACGAACTCTGCCTTTAGAAATTTCATCGTAAGTGTCATAGATATGTTTCCATTGATCTACAGGCATTTGATTAAGCTTCTTAGGAATAGATTCAAAGCTGGTGGCAGTTTGTACGCCATTTGGATCAACTTCTCCAAATAGGGTTTTAATGCCTTTTGATTCAAATATTTTCTTTTCAGCTTTATGCAGATTGTCGGCTTTTTTATACAAATCTTGACCGCCAGCTAAAGCAATATCTTTATCAATGGCAGCGTTAATCTTGCCTATTGTTGAAGCATTATCTTTAGTCCATTCAGCGTTTAATGCTTCTCTTACAGCTTTCCATGCAGAAATGCTGTTTGGTGGCAAAATGTTTCCAGCTTTATCTTCAAAGCCAACAGTTTTAGCGAGCTCAATAAGCTGTTCAGCACTTTTAGCAACGCCTTCATTGCCTTTTAAGCCTAAACCAGCTCTGAATTGTTTGTTTTCCAATAGGTTATTGACTGAGCTAGATTGAATAGGGTTATCACCTACTTTTGCCCTAGCTTCATCATAAAGAGATTGTTTGGCTGTTTTTAAATAACCAGTTAAACCTTCATCTCCAGCAATAGCATCATTCATCAACTGACCACGTTCATAGTCTGTGGGAAGGTTTTTGCTTGCTCCTGTGGCTTCTACACGCTGATCAGCATATCTAGTAAGAGCATTTTGCTCATCTGCAATCTGC